TGAAAAAGAAGAAGTCATTAAGTATATTAATTCACTTATAAAAAACTTTGACCATGCAGATTATCAAATGGATTAACCTCATCGCACAAATATTATTAACAACAAATAGAAGCTATCATGAATAATAAGCAAGAAGTATTGGAAAATATATGTAATCAATTTGGGGTTACATATCAACAAATCATGTCAAATTCAAGACGTAGAGATACAGTCAACGCAAGGCAAATGTATGCATATTGGTTACGACAGTTCGCAAAGATGACACTAACGGACATCGCTAAAGAAATACGAGAAATACCACTTGACCATACAACGGTCATTCATAGTATTTCAAAGATTAAAGACCTCATAGATACTGAAACAAATCTAAAATCTATTTGGGATTCATTGCCCGGATATAATATGCACTCTTTCACATCCCTAAAATACAAACCATGCCTAAAGAATTAAACTTAACACCGCCATTAGTTGAGGCACAAAAAATGATAGCTGACTTCTTATGCTCGGTTACACATGCTGAATTGGATCTAAAAAGATTATCGCAACTTATTGAGGTGGGGCAACAAGAGATTGAGAGGGGTAGGGGGTAACGTTTCGGGCTTGGCGAAGTGGCTGAACCCGAAGCTAAATAGAATTACTAAACTTTAAAATAAAAAACGAATGATTGATAGAATTACTGAACAGCCATTTTGCCAAACCCGTGTTAGCGGTTCGGCTTGGTCATTGAAAACCCCCAAAAACTATTCAGAAGGTAGTGGATGCTGGGAGGTTGTTTGGAAAGGTATATTTATGCCTTTTGATGTTATTTGTGGATTAGATGGTTGTCCACCAGATAACGAAGATTATACTAAATACAAGAAAACTCATTGGTGGGTGTGTCCAAGAACTAAACACGATGTGTGTAATGTTCACGATATTTCAATGTTTATGGAATTACCGCATAGCAAAAAGTTTAAGAAACTTGAAGATGCCATTAACTACTGTCTTAATTGGCGTAAAGAATGGCTGAATAGTGAACTCTCTAAAGCTGACCGCTAACTCATCTCTAACCGCTCTTTTATCCACCCATTCACCCAAAAATACCCCTCATTCACCGCATTATTTAAAATCGTAACATATCAGGTTATATATTCGCACTATGAAAAAATAGGTAATAAATTATATACTTTGTAATATTATTTATTACCTTTGGTGTAAATTGTACATTATGGCAAACATTGCATCATACGATACATCATCACCTATTATATCAACAGACAAATGGATTGGTACTTCTGGTAATGACAATAGCACTAAAAACTTTACTGCTGCTGATGTTTCAACGTTTGTATATCCAAGAAGTATAATTAATACAACGATTACTACGTACACGTTACAGCTAAGTACCGAAAACAAAACACTTACATATACAGGTAGTGGTAATGCTGCATTTACTATTGATACTAATGCAAATATTGCATTTACAACAGGCGCAGAAGTATTAATATGCAATGGATCTGCTGATACAATTACGGTTGCTGGTGCATTAGGTGTAACACTAAATGGTACAGCTACTATATCTGCAGGTGACAGCAAACGGTTAAAGAAAACTGCAACAGACACGTGGTTTATCTATTAGGATTACAATTAAATTAAATACAATCAAATAAAATGGAAATCAAACAAGTAGAAAAAATCGAAGCGTATGAGCTTGACGATTTAAAACAAAAGCACGAAGCAAGGCAAAAAACCATAGTTGACATGGCAAATAACTTCGTAGCAGAACAGCAAATCATAGCCAACAAGCCACGACTTATGCGACTACACGCACAAACGGAATCCGATTACGAGAACGCAATGACTTTAATTAGCGAAAAGTATGGGTCTGGCGTATCTATCAATTTAGATAACGGAGAAATTACCAGAATTTGATTCGCAGAATAGCAATAGGGTCTGATTACAAAACATCCATGCACTACATTGTGGGGCAGTCTGTGCTAAATGATACCTATAAAATACATTTAATAAAACAAAATGTAATATCGGTAGAGATATGGATTCAGAGTATAGAAACATCTGAAATAGTAATATGGAAATCATATAACATAGCTATGCCGATTAGCATTGAATATAATATAAATTACTAATGCGCAGTCCACACTTCTTCATAGCAGAACCCATAGACGGAAAGCGATATGCAAGTGTCGCTAAAAGTGGCTTGGTACTGAGTACATCAAAAGAAGATCATAAAACAACACAACGCCAGGCTAAAATTATTTCATTGCCATTATCGTATAAAGGCGGTGCGCAGGTAGGGGATATACTGCTTGTGCATCATAATACCTTTAGGCTATATGACGACATGAAGGGTAGGGAAAAATCAGGGCCATCTCATTTTCGGGATAATTTATACTTTATCTTTGATGACCAATGGTTTATGTATAAGCATGATGACCAATGGATAGCACCTGCACCGTATTGTTTTATTAAACCAACAGATGAACCACTCATAGGCATTATAAAATATATGAATGATGATATGGAAGCGATGGGATTGAAAGTTGGCGATAAAATAGCATTCCAACCAGATAGTGAATATGAGTTTGATATTGACGGAGAGAAACTTTATCGTATGTTTACACGAAATTTAACATTAAAACTATAAAAAATGGCAAACAAAGAAACAGAAACAAAAAAATCAGACACCGTAGTCGCTAAAACTACAGCACCCAAGTCAAATACACTTTTCGTACAAATATCCGATGACTGTAAGGTTATGGAGATAAAAGGTGTTGGCGTTATAATTGCTACAACAGTAGGATGTACATTTGCCGCAGGCGTTGTATTGAACAATTTAAATGGCAAATATCATTTATCGTCTAAACGCAACAAGCAGTAATGGAAACTACCGTCAGGGATAGAAAAAGAAATGTACTCGAAGCTGCTAAAATAGCGGTTGACGAACTAATTTTAGTATTAAAAGAACCTATCCTTGACGGTAATAGTGCCGATCCATTGGGTGCTGAAAAAATGAAAACTGCTGCTCAGTCAAAGCGTGTTGCATTTGAAGATGCCTTAGCGATATTAGAGGGCATACAAAATGAGGAAAATAACCTTGACGATACAAAGGTGGATGAAAACATTAAAGACCAAACCCCATTTGCGGAACGAAAAAGCAAAAGATGAGTAACGAGGAACTGTACCCAGAATTGCATAAAGTATTGCGAAAATCAGACAACCACAAGTTTGATATGTACAGATTCAACCTTGCCCTTAATGATTGGTTTAAATACCTTGACTACACCGAAAAGCACGAAAGCAATGATTATTTACAGTATGTAAACTTCATAAATATCAAACCCACATTTATTATAAATCTGAATTGAGCGAATTAAATAAAATACAACCACTATACACCGTTGTAACGGAAGATATCAACAAGCAGACCTATAATCACCGCAATAAAAACAAATTATGGGAATATGGGTATGACGCTAAGCATGATATAGTTGTCATCTCTAAAACAGGTGTTATAGGTGAAGTGTATTGCATTAATGGCGTGAATGTCGCATTGCCAAGACAACCTGCACATATTGAAAAAAAGAATAATAAATGGAAGGCTGCTGAATACCCAAAAGAACTTGCCAAGATATCAAAAATGGCAGATTGGAACAAAAAGGACAACGCCTTTAAATCTAAGTGGATAGACTACATAGAAAAAGAATTTGACCGTAGAGAAGAAGGGTATTGGTTTATGAATAATGGCAAACCTACGTACATAACAGGAAGTCATTATATGTATTTGCAATGGTCAAAAATTGACGTTGGGTTGCCTGATTTTAGGGAAGCGAACCGTATATTTTATTTGTATTGGGAAGCGTGCAAGGCAGATTCACGTTGCTTTGGGATATGTTATCTTAAAATACGTAGGTCAGGATTTTCATTCATGGGTGCAGAAGAATGTAACAACATAGGCACATCTATTAAAGACGGACACGTAGGTATCATGTCGAAAACCGCAAAGGATGCGTCAGATTTGTTTACGTTGAAAGTTGTAAATATGTTTTGGAACTATCCGTTTTTCTTTAAGCCAATGCAAGCGGGGATGGACAAGCCAAAATCACAACTTGAATTTAGTTTGCCCGCATCAAAAATTACTCGAAAGAACATGAATGATTCTGACGAGGAAGTGGACAATGGCTTAAATACAATTATAGGGTGGCGTGGTACAGGGGATAACTCATTTGATTCACAGAAACTACAATTTTTACTTGAAGATGAAGCAGGTAAAATTATCGAAGGGAATATATTAAACGCATGGCGTGTACGTAAAACCTGCTTACGTTTAGGCTCAAAAATCATCGGTAAATGTATGATGGGTTCTACATCAAACAAGTTATCGCAAGGTGGCGAGAATTACAAAAAAATGTACTATGATTCCAACCCTATGGAACGTAGCAAGAATGGTCAAACTAAAAGTGGATTATACGCCTTGTACATACCAACCGAATGGAATTTAGAGGGGTTTATTGATGAATACGGAATGCCTATTGTGGACGCTACGCCCGAAAAACCTATAAAGGGTATAGATGGGGAATGGCAAACAATGGGAGTAATTGAATGGTGGAATAATGAAGTATCAATGAAGCGTAATGATGCGGATGATTTGAATGAATTTTATAGACAGTATTCACGCACTATATCTCATGCCTTTAGAGATGAAAGCAAAAGTTCTATTTTTAATCTTGAAAAGATATATAGCCAAATTGACTACAATGACGGTTTAGAAAAGTATGGATATCTAGTACGCGGGTATTTTAGTTGGTATAATGGTGTGAGATTTTCAAAGGTAATTTGGACGCCAAGCCCTAAAGGTAGATTTTTAATAAGTTGGATGCCACCACCACAAATGCAAAATGCGGTACAAGAAAGAAATGGATTATATTACCCATTAAATGCAGATATTGGATGCTTTGGTTGTGATCCATACGATATTTCAGGCGTAGTTGGTGGCGGTGGTTCTAAAGGTGCATTGCATGGTAAAACAGGATTTCACATGACGGAAGCACCCACCAATGAATTTTTCTTAGAATACATAGCCAGACCTGATACTGCAGAGATATTCTTTGAGGATGTGCTTATGGCATTACATTTTTATGGTATGCCTGCACTAATTGAAAATAATAAACCACGTTTGCTGTACCACCTAAAAAACAACGGGTACAGACCTTTTTCTATGAACCGTCCTGACAAGCATAAGCATCAGTTGTCACAAACAGAAATAGAATTAGGCGGAATACCAAATAATAGTGAGGATATTAAACAAGCGCACGCATCAGCTATACAAACATACATTGAACAATATGTAGGGTATGATACAGAAGGAACATACCGTCAACCCGACTTAATTGGAAGTATGCCATTTAATGCTACTTTAAAAGATTGGGGTGCATTCGATATCAGCAATCGTACAAAATATGATGCGTCCATATCATCAGGACTTGCCTGTATGGGTACAAAAAAGAATTTATACCTACCTACGATTACCAAAAAGAAAATATCAATAAATGTATCAAGGTATGATAATACAGGAAGTTATAGTCAAATAATGCAATAAAAACTAAAAAATATAACAAAAAGTGTTATTTGTTGCAAATAATTATATCTTTGTAGTACATACCCATATATAAATGAAGGACAATAGACCTGCTGTCATTATCAATAATACATCTTTTCCATCGGTACTTGTTCCTGACGCAGAAAAATCAGCCCCCGAATACGGTTTAAAAATCGGAAAATCAATTGAATGGGAATGGTTCTCCCGTACAGGTGGAAATTCATGTAGATACTATGACCAGTGGTTAAACTTTCATAAACTAAGGCTTTATGCACGTGGCGAACAACCCATAGCAAAATACAAAAATTCTTTTGCTATAAACGGTAGCCTTGAACACATAAACTTAGATTGGTCTATTGTACCCGTTATTCCTTCATTCGTTGATCGTGTAGTAAATGGGATTTCGGAAAGAATGTATAAAGTGCGTGCCGAAGCTGTAGACATTATGAGTGCTGAAAAGAAAAACGCTTTTCAGGACATGGTAGAAGCAAACATGAATGCCAAAGAAGCACTCATTAATATTGAAAAGGACTTTGGCGTAAATGGATTTGATATACCACAACAAGATGTTCCCGATGACCAAACGGACTTGAACTTGTATATGCAACTTAATTACAAACCAGGTATTGAGATAGCAGAAGAAGTTGCTATTGATACTGTGTTTAACATGAATGATTACGCAGAAGTTCAAAAAAAGGTTGTGTATGATATTACTACATTGGGTATTGGCATAGCAAAGCATGAGTTCCAACAGAATAATGGTATTGTAACATCTTATGTAGACCCACAAAACGTAGTTTATTCTTATGTAGAAGAACGTAATTTTAATGACGCATTTTATTGGGGCGAAGTGAAGCGAACACCATTAACGGAGTTATATAAAATCAAGCCAGATATTAGTGAAGATGAAATGACAAAAATTACTCAATATGGTTCTGCCTTTTATGATTACTACGGAATAATGCGTAATTATGTAAATGACATCTTCCAAAAAGATAGTGTTACATTACTTTATTTCAACTACAAAACAACACATCGCTTTACGTATAAGAAAAAAAAGAATGACAATGGATTTGAAAAAGTTATAAAAAAAGATAGCAGTTTTAATCCTGAGCCAAATGAAAAATTTGAAAAAGTAAGCATACCAAAAGATGTATGGTACGAAGGAATATTAGTACTTGGGTCAAGCATATTGCTTAAATGGCAAATGGCTGAGAATATGGTACGACCAGAAAGTCCTTCTCAAATGGCGTTATCAAACTATGTTGCTTTTGCCCCAAGAATGTACAAAGGCGTAATTGAATCGCTTACAAGAAGAATGATACCATTTGCCGACCAAGTGCAATTAGGGTTTCTTAAAAAGCAACAGATATTATCTCGTTTAATTCCTGATGGCGTATTTATAGATGCAGACGGAGTAAATGAAGTAGAATTAGGTACAGGTGCAGCACAGACGCCAGAAGAAGCATTACGAATGTATTTTCAATTTGGTTCTGTCATAGGCAGAAGTCAGACACAAGATGGCGAATACAACCACGCCAAAATACCGATACAGGAAATAACGACAAGTTCTGGACAAAACAAATTGGTAGCTATCAATAATGAAATAGACGCAAACCTAAATTTGCTTAGTTTATGTACAGGGATAATGAAGGATGCTTCAAATCCCGATCCAAATTCGCTTGTAGGTTTACAAAAACTTGCTGCTGCAAATTCAAATACAGCTACACGACATATCTTACAAGGTATGCTTGATATTGCACGTAGAATGGCTACTGCGGTATCATTACGACTTGCTGATGTATTACAATACTCAGACATGAAGGATGAGCTTACAATGCAAATAGGGAAATATAGTGTAGCAACACTCGAAGATATTAAAAATCTTTATTTACACAACTTTGGTATATTTATTGAAGTTGCCCCAGATGAAGAAGAAAAGGCGTTGTTAGAGCAAAATATTCAACAAGCGTTGGCAAAAGAAAATATTTATTTAGAAGATGCCATTGATATCCGTTCTGTAAACAATATCAAACTTGCCAATGAGTTATTGAAGAAAAAGCGCAAGGACAGGGATAAGAAAAAGATGGAGGAAGAAAAGGTGCGTACTGATATGCAAACGCAAGGAAATATACAGTCAGCACAAGCCGCCAACCAAGCCAAGATGCAATACGCACAAGCAGAAACACAAGGCAAAGCAGGATTATCTCAACAAGAGCATCAGCAGAAAATGGAACAAATGCGTGAAGAAGCTGCTTTGAAAAAGGAGTTAATGAAAGAGGAATTTGGCTATCAGATGCAACTCAAAGGAACTACTGACGCAGTGGTTGAACAACGTGAGGACAAAAAGGAAAAAGCCAAAGATGACCGTACTAAAATACAAGCTACGCAACAGTCAAAATTAATTGAACAACGCCAAAGGAATTTGCCTTCGCAAAACTTCGAGAGTTCGGTGGACAATATTGGAGATGGCTTTGATTTCAGCGAATTTACTCCACGATAATTTACTCAGCAACACAACTAATTACCGTTACTGTTTTAGATAAAGCATACCCATTTTCAGTATGGCTACCCTCTTTTTCATGCTTTATTTTTTCTTTTACTGTACCGCAAAAATTAGATAGCGATGTAGAAGTGTGGTACACATCACCTTGCGTATTTAGACTTGTTACTGTTGTTGTGCATTGATAGCACTTTTCGCATGATGTAAAAGCCATTGCCAACGCAATAAATAGAATACTTTTCATATTATTATTTTCGTCAAAGTTACATAAATATATAATCGTTTGTAATAAATGCGGTGAACGTGCGTTATTTGTCGGTAAGCTACTTAAAGTAAAACTTTAAGTAAATTTCATAAATACTTGATTGTTATATAAAAAGTGTTTACATTTGTACTTACAATTATATAATTAAATTTAATACAATGAATATTTTATCAGTTCGAGAGGTAGCAGACGAGCAACCAAAAAGTAAGGTAGCACTTGAAAAGGAGTTACTTGAACAACATGCAGAAGAACAAAAATTGGCAAATCCGCCAACTACAGAACCTCCTGCAGAAGTAGAACCGCCACCACTCGATGATACATTAGTTCTTTCACATATTAATAAAAAATATCAAAAAGGGTACACTTCATTTGACGAATTGCTTACACCGCAGACCGTTGAAAAAGAAGTTGAACTCCCCGAAGATGTATCTGCATTTTATAAGTTTAAACAGGAAACGGGTCGTGGACTGTCAGATTATATGAAAATACAGAGAGATTTCGCAAAGGAGAACCCTGATACACTCTTGGCAGAATATATTGCATCACAAAATCCAGAATTTGACGAACAGGATATTGCAGATGAAATTAAAAAACGTTTTGGCTATGACGAAACACTCGATGACGAGGAAACAATCAAAGCTACACAGCGTACCAAGAAAAAAGAACTTTCAAAGGCTATTGCGCATTTTGAGAAACTAAAGGAACAATACAAAGCACCGATTGTGTCAACCGTTGCCACCGTTCCTGATGATGAAAAAGAAGCGTTTGATGCCTATAAGAAAGAAGTATCAAGCAGGCAGACAGAGGTAGAAAAGGGAAAGGAATTATCTAATTACTTCGTACAAAAAACAAACGAATTATTCTCAAACAATTTCAAAGGTTTTGAATTTAAAGTTGGTGATAAGGCAATTGTTTATACACCAGGCGATGTAGAAAAGGTAAAGCAATCCCAAATAAACGTGAACAATTTTATCGGTAGCCATCTAAATGAAGAAGGCTATTTGAAAGATGCGGGAGCGTACCACAAGTCACTTGCAGTAGCAATGAATCCAGATTTATTTGCTAAACATTTTTACGAACAAGGCAAAGCAGATGCTATTGCATCGCAAGCTATATCTGATAAAAACATAAATATGGGAAACATACGTAATGCCCCAGAAATTACGAAATCAGGCGAAGGAATAAAAATGAGAGCATTAGACGAATCTAACGGTTCATCGCTAAAGATACTAAGTCCGCGTAAATAACACCCAAAGCATCAGGGGGTGTGCTTGTACCAACAGGAACGTATGCTTATTATTTTATCATTTTACAATTAAAAAAACACTATAAACAATGGCAGGATCATTAGCGGCGTCGCCAACATTCGCGTTAACGCCCACAGCAACAAAAGTCACTACGACTACGAACTACATCAGTAGCTTCGCATTTTTAAACCAATATCTTCCCGACTTAGCGGAAAAGGAATTTGCCCGTTATGGCAACCGTTCCATCGCTTCATTTTTACGATTGGTAGGTGCAGAAATGCCAACCAATTCGGATTTGATTAAATGGTCAGAAGAAGGACGTCTGCATATTAAATATACAGGCTTGACACCAACAGCGATTTCATCAGGTACACAGTTATTCACCGTAGCATCAGGCGTTTGTTCTTATCGCATCGGTCAAACTGTATTCTTATCTGGTACAAATGGCTCAGCGCAAAAAGGTATTATTACCACAGTTACATCAACTACCTTTACAGTAGCATATTATGACCTTACAACAGGTGCTGCCGATCCATTTGGCTCAGGCACAGTAACGTCATTCGTATATGGTTCTGAATTTCAAAAAGGATCTGCAGGCATGGTTGGTACATTAGAAGCTCAAAACAGCTTTTATGACAACAAGCCTATCATCATTAAAGATAACTACTCCGTTACAGGGTCAGACATGGCACAAATTGGATGGGTAGAAGTTGAATATGAAGGTGGTGCAGGTTATTTATGGTATCTTAAATCAAACGGAGAAACCCGTATGAGATTTGATGACGTACTTGAAATGTCAATGGTAGAAGGCGTACCTGCCATCGCATCATCTGCGGCACTTGCCTATCTTTCACCTTCAACAAATAACATTCTTGGTGTTGCTGCTGCGGCTACAACTGCGGCTGGTACAAAAGGTTTGTTCTACGAAGTGAATGACAGAGGTAATGTATGGTCAGGCGGTAATCCTACTGCATTGCAAGATTGGGATCAAATTATCCAACGTCTTGACAAGCAAGGTGCTATCCAGGAAAATGCTATCTTTTTAAACCGTCAGTTTTCATTCGATATGAATGATATGATTGCCGCTCAAAACGGTATGGGTGCAGGCGGTACGTCATACGGTCTTTTTGACAATGACGAGAAAATGGCTTTAAACTTAGGTTTCACAGGCTTCAAACGTGGATATGATTTCTACAAAACGGATTGGAAATACTTGAATGATGCAACCCTTCGTGGTGACATCACAGCAGGTGGTGTAAACGGTATTCTTGTACCTGCGGGTTCAACAAACGTTTATGATGAAGTTTTAGGAGAAAAAGTATCTCGTCCGTTCCTTCATGTTAGATACCGTGCATCGGAAAGAGAAGATCGCCGATACAAGTCATGGGTTACAGGAAGTGCAGGCGGTGCAGCTACATCAGATGTTGATGAAATGAGAGTGAATTATTTATCAGAACGTGCATTATGCGTTTTGGGAGCAAATAACTTCTTCTTATTCAAAGCATAATTTATAGGGGTGTCGTGAAATGCGACACCCCATATTTTTTTTACATATTTAAATTTAATTAAATGAAATCCACAGCAAAAAAAATGACTCTTGACGAGTTCAGAAAATTACCAAAAAAAGACAGAACTTATGTTCTCATTGGCGCATCTTCGCCATTATCATTTACCCTTAATTGCAGGCACTCGCGCAATAACCCCTTACTTTATTTTGATGGGGCAACAAACAGAGCAATTAGATATGCTCGTAATCAACGATCACCATTTATTGACGAACAAGACAAAGAAGCTATACTTGAACACGTAGCATTTGACGATGGCAAAATATTAGTGCCAAAGGAAGAAACGTTGTTGCAGGAAATACTTAGCGTATTGCACCCAAAATTAGGCATAACGTACAAGGAACTCGACTTTGAAGCAATGGCAAAAGAAGATATCCAACGAATGAATATCGAAGAAGATGCAATCATTGCAGCACGTTCATTAGACATCAAAACAGCAGAATCAATACTACGCGTATGTACTAATTCTAAGGTTGATGATATGAATAGTGAAGAAATAAAACGCGATATCCGTTTGTATGCTCGCCAACACCCACAAGCCTTTTTAGAAGCCATTGATGATCCTAATTTAAAGATGGAGGATATGGTACAAAAAATGCTTGCACAAGGTGTATTGACCATCAAAAACAACAAGGATGTACATTACAACCTGGAAACAAATAAGAAAAAAATCTTTACTATACCATTAGGGGATGATGCCCAAAGTGCAATCATTAAATACTTTTTGACCGATGACGGTCTTGAAACGTTTAAGATTTTAGAAGGCAAAGTAGAGTAGTAAATAACATACATATATAAAAAAAGGACTGATAATTTCAGTCCTTTTTTTTGTTTGAATTAATCCATTAAGCAAGGGCAATGCCTGACACTGCATACGGTGGAGTAGGCGGTGTGTAGCGAACATTGCTCCAATTGGTACTCAACGCAGAAATAACTGCACTTTGTAACCAATCACGCATTAACTCATCACCTGAGCCTGCTGTACCATGTGTAATGGTCAAGATGTCTCCTGATGCTGATGCAGCTTTATACTGCACAGTAACGGTGGTGGTAGATGCCTGCTCAATCAGGATGATGTCAGTGGCAGAAATTAGTTGTGTCTGCTCGTTTGTTACGGGGATTGCGATAAACTTTTCCATGTAAATAAATGGGGTTTTAGTGTTTAAAAACCAAAGTTATGAATTATTTTGTATAATTAAAGTAAAACTTTAAGTAAAAAGTATAACTAATTAGTAATTAGCGTTATATTTGTTACAAATTACCATTGTTTTGATAAACGAAGTACGCCAAGCAGTCATGTATATCCTTGCCAAAGACAACAATGGCAACATTACTCCTGATGAATATAACAGGTATGCACACACCGCACAAATGGAGGTGTTTACTGAGTATTTTCAACTATATAATCTGTATAAAAACAGAATGAAATTAGGTAGAATATACTCAGGATATGCCGATATGGTGAAGCAAATGGAGCAAACTATTAATTATTTTTCTTTAAATGTTCCAATAGCTAAAGCGGTTACACCTGCTACATTTGCAACAACTATTGTATCAGGTATTATAACAGCAGTTACGATTACTGATGGTGGTGCAGGGTATGCACCAAGTATAGCGGGTGCGGTAGTAATAGCAGGCCCAACAGGTTCTGGTGCATCAATTACTTATACAACAGATTCTTTAGGGAATGTAAATACGGTAACTATTGTATCAGGTGGTACTTTATACACAACAGTATCGCTTTCTATTGCATCAGCGTCAAGCACATCATACAATTTACCTTCTGATTGGTATTTAATTGATGTTGTAAATTATGGTGATGTAGAAGTAATGCCTATTGCACATGGCAAATTAAAAAATCTTTTAAGGTCAAACCTTACAGCACCAACATTAGAATACCCAAACTATGTACTTAGGGGTAATTCTATAACAATATATCCTGATACGGGAACAACAGGCGACCCTGTAACGTTGTTTTATGTTCGATATCCAAGAACGCCTAATTGGTCATATTCTTTAATTACAAATGGCGAACCGATATTTAATATTAATGACCCATTGTACCAAGACTTTGAAGTGCCTGAATCTGAATTTTACAAACTTGTAATTAAAATATGTCAATATTGTGGGGTGCAAATTCGTGAGGAACAAGTTGTACAATACACTTCACAGCAAGAACAAATTACTGAAAATAAAAATGTGGCTACAACATAATGACAGACCAAACATATTATAGTACCCCGACAAATTATGGAACGTATCAATACATTCCATTGGCAGATATTGTAAATAACTTCATGCTGATGCACACAGGCGATGAAGAACTTATAAGCCATCATATTGATAAGTATAAAGTAATATTTCATGCCAAGCGTGCTATACAGGAATTTCATTATGATGCAGCAAGAGAAACAAAAGTAATAGAAATACAAATAGGTGATAACCTACAGGCTATACTACCACCCGACTTTGTAAATCAAGTAAAATTATTTATAAACGTCAATGGTACATTGATACAGTTGTTTGAAAATAAAAAACCTACACGTTCTATAACGTTTGCACAAGATGCAAATGGAAACATACTATTTGATGGTGATGGCGAAGCAATATCGGTAGATTCATTATTGAACCAACAAGCATTAAATATTGCAACACAGCAAATATCACCATTGGGATATTGGGGTTGGTTTATCAATGATAATTGGTACTATACATGGAATGTAACACTATTTGGAATAGACCCTGCTGACGTAACAAACACTCCTTCGTATAGCATTGATAAGCGTGCGGGTGTGATTAACTTTACATCAGGAATGAATAATCAAACGCTTGAACTTGAATACATATCAGATGGACTTTCAGCAAATGACGATGAAATAATGATTAATAAATTAGCCGAAGAATATGTGTACGCATATATTACTCATGCTATATTAGAAAGTAGATCAAACGTAGCTGAGTATGTTGTAAACAGAAAACGTAAAAGAAAATCAGCATTACTTTCAAATGCTAAAATAAGACTAAGTAACTTGCACCCAAGCATACTAACATTAACATTAAGGGGTCAGGATAAATGGATTAAATAATGAAGATAACGAACACATTTCTTGGCGGTAAAATGAATGTTGACGCAGATCAGCTTTTATTGCCCAAAGGACAGTATTTTAAAGGTTTAAACATTGAAGTTACAAATCCAGAGAATAGTTCTGATGTTACTAAGTATGCGGATGCGGGTGTTTTAAGAAATTCATTAGGTAATAAAATTCCATTGAATAATGTAGGTACACCGCTTACAATAGTAGATATAAATAATTTACCACTCGTAAATGCACGATGCTTAGGTACTTGTGTTGCGGGTGATTTAAATTGTATATTTTTTATCATTACATCTACAAATGAGGACTTGATTGTACAGTATATTGACACGCCATCAGTAAGTCCTGCAGGGAGTGTCGGTGCAATAAACTACATACTACGTGCGCCAAAACCTACTGTTGGTAATAGATACCTTTCGCTTAATTCGGGCAACTATATCACAGGGTTTAATTACATGGATAATTACCTTATGTGGACGGATAATTTGAATCCACCACGCATGATAAATGTGACTAGGTTTAGGCAATATACCCAAACTAACTTTGCATGGAATCAGGATGATATTAATGTGATAGTGAAACCACCATTAGGTGCTGCGGTGATTACGTTGTCAAATGACGGTACGCCAAAGAATGAAATTAAAAACAAATTTCTGTACTTCTCATATAGATACAAGTATGAGGATAACAGATGGAGTACGTTTGCGCCTTTTACCCAAGTGGCATTTACCCCAGCGTCATTTGCATTCAATGGACAGAGTGTGGTATCAATGTACAACATTTATAACAAGGTAGCTATTACGGTAGCCACAGGAGATAGGCAAGTAACGGATATTCAGTTTTTATTTAAAGATAGTGAGTTCTCAAATATTTATATAATCGAGACAGTAAATAAACTAAAACCAATAGTGGGCGTACCTGTAATACCAAATAACAGTGTATGGACATATCCTGCATTTGACAATAGTAAAACCTATGCGACACTACCCGAATATGAACTTACAAGATTATTTGATAACGTACCGATAAAGGCATTAGCGCAAGATATTATAGGCAGTAGACTTGTATATGGCAACTACACACAGTTCTATAATTTAATTACGTCATGGAACTCAATAGTAATACCTAACTATACAGTACAGGCTATTTCAACAGCGATTACAGGAAATTCATACAGACCATCGTTTAAAACTAATGTAGACTACGAATTTGCCATAGTATATTTAGACGACTACGGTAGAATGTCAACGCCCATAACATCTGTTACCAACACTGTACATATCAGTGCGCAAAATGCGGGTAGACAAAATTGGGTAAAACTAACCATTAGTCATTATCCACCATCATGGGCAGCTAAGTATCGTATATT